TAGAGGTGGCGGTGCTGCTCATAACAATTTACAGCCTTATCATGTAGTAGCAATGTGGTACAGATTTAGTTAGAGAGAAAGATATGTACAGAGATACTAAAGGTGGCTGGCGCACAAAGACTCTCTTCGTAGAGATGTGTGGACCAGAGACTAGAGAGAAGTACAATCCTCCCTTTACTCTTAATGAGATAGATGTAGAGAAGAGAGGCAAGACTTATAAGTCTATGTATAAACTCTACATGGAAGCTGCTGATGAGTTTGATTTTGTTAGTAGTATTCTAGGATCTACAATGCACTGGAAGTCTCTACAAAAATCTAAGTGGTTCTTTGGCGGGTTCAGAGGACACTATGGGGTAGAGAAGTGGAGAGAAGACATGAGAGCTAGGGATGAGTCTCTTGCTAAGAAAGTCTTAATGACTGCTGCTCAAGCTGGTGATATTAGTGCAGCTAAGAAACTGTTTGATGTTTCTAAGAAACCTAATGAAACTAAACGTGGCCGTTTTATTAAAGAAGAAGCTGTTAAAGAAGCTGTCAAGAAGGTAGAGGATAAAGAATTCTTACAAGATACAGCACTTAGATTAAATGTGGTTAACTTGTATGATAACTAAATAAGGAATTAGTATGTCTTCTAAGAGACTGACAAAAGAAGATATAAGAAAACAATGTGAAGAGGATCTATGGGCATTTGCTAGGGTAGTTAATCCTACATATATCTATGGAGACATCCATGAGAAAGTATTCAGATGGTTGTCAAGTCCAGAAGCGTTTAGCAGACAGCTTCTACTTTTACCTCGTGGTCATCTTAAGTCTCACTGCATAGCAACATGGTGTGCATGGGAGATAACAAGGAAACCTTGGACTACTATTGTTTACTTATCAGCTGGTGAAGACCTAGCTAAAGATCAGCTATACGCTATCAAGAACATGATGACATCAGATTCCTACATTAAGTTGTGGCCTGAGATGATAGCTAGCAAAGAAGGTGATAGAGATCAATGGTCAGCTTATAGCTTTAACATTGATCACCCTTCACGTAAGGCCAGAGGAATACGAGATCACACTATCATTGTCAAGACAGTAAGAGCTAACTTTATAGGCTTACACTGTGATGCTATAGTATTTGATGATGTTGTTGTACCTCGTAATGCTTACAGTGAGACAGGCAGAACCGAGGTAGGTAAAGCCTTATCTCAGTGCACATCTATTCTTAATGCTGGTGGTGTGATGAAAGCTGTTGGTACTAGATACCATCCTCAAGATGCTTACTATGATATGATGCAAGCTGTCTATCGTGTATGGGATGAAGTCAACAGAGAGTTTGTATCTAAAAGTCCACTGTGGGAAGTCATGGAGGAGGTAGTCGAAGATGAGGAAGATGGGACAGGTGTTTTTCTGTGGCCTCGTACTAAGTCTAATCTTGACGGGAACTGGTATGGTTTTGATACTCAACAACTTGAGATAATCAGATCTGACTACTTTTCTAAAGGTGAGCTAGCTCAGTTCTATGCACAGTACTATAATAATCCTAATGACGAAAGTACTAATATCTTAGACAGATCCAGTTTCCAATATTATGATCCTAAGTTTATTAGAGTTGAACAGGGTAGAGTACTATACAAAGGCAAGAGGTTGAATGTCTCCGCTGCAATGGATGTAGCTTGGACAGATGCTTCTGAGTCAGGTGGTAAGACAGCTGACTATACAGCTATAGCAGTTGTAGGGTTAGATGAAGATGGGTACTACTATGTCCTGGATCTCGACAGATTCAAGACAGCAAGCTTTGTAGTTTACTATGATAGCATAATGAGACTGTCTAATAAGTGGTGCTTTAGAAAGATAAAGATAGAGACAAACTCTGGCGGTAAGCTAGTAGCTAACGAAGTAGAGAGGATGTCAAGAGAAAATGGTGGACTGATATCAGTACAACAGAAGTCCAACACAGGTGTAAGTGCTAAGTCTAAACTGATGAGGCAATATGCAGTAGTGAATCCCAAGTACGAGCTGAAGTCTGTCTTCCATAGAAGAGATGGTTTGACTTCCATACTTGAGGAGGAGCTAATATTAGAAAGACCTCCACATGACGACTTGGCTGATGCTTTAGGCATGGCAATGGAGTCGGTTAAACCCCCTATGAAAACTAAAACATACCTAGACACTGAACAGAAAGTCATTACTGACGCTAGGTTTGGTGGACGCTCCGCAGGAAGATAACTATGGCAACAACAGGCGCTAATACAGCCGACTTCACAAGTACCTTAGATTCAGAACAGAGCCTAGCTGGTAGCATATTCAGTATGTGGACCCACTGGAAGAGTGTTAAGAATCTAGCAGAATCCAGATGGACAGAAACAAAGAAGTATGTGTTTGCGACATCTACACACGATACGACTAATGCCAAGAATCCTTGGAGTAACTCATCGCATCGTCCTAAGTTGTACCACATCTATAACAACTTGTTAGTCAATACTGATTTCTCCTTGTTCCCTCACAGAGATTGGCTTGAGTTCATTGGCAATGATGACGAGTCAAACACTAAAGAGAAGAGAGAAGCAGCACTAGCATACTTGAATACAAAGCACAGATTGTCTAACTTTAAGACAGTCATGCGAGATCTAGAGAGTGACTGGATACTATATGGCAATGCCTTTGCTGGTATTGAATATGTAACAGAGACTTCATTAGATCCTATCTCAGGTGAGGCTATCCCAGCTTACGTAGGACCAAGACCTTATCGTATCTCTCCATATGATATTGTATTCAACCCTAAAGCTGTAAACTTTGCACACTCTCCTAAGATTATTAGAAGTAGAACAACGATAGGCGAGCTAGAGAGAACCTTAGAAGAACAACCTTCTTTAGGTTACGATCCTTCTGTACTTCAACTGATGAAAGACGAAAGGCTTAGACGAGACAGTTCTGAAAGCGATGGTGAGAAAGACGCTAGCTTTGTACCAGATGGTTTCGGTTCATCTGGTGAGTACTACTTTACTGGTCACACGACTCTGTATGAATTCTATGGAGATCTGTATGATCAAACAACAGATACTCTTCTTAAGAATTATTTGATTACAGTTGCAGACGGTATGCACATCCTCCGTAAGCAACCAATGTCTACCTACTCAGGAACTCCTAATATCTTCCAGGTAGTTTGGAAGCAACGTCCTGATAACCTATGGGGCTTTGGTCCACTAGATAATATTGTAGGACTACAGTATAGAATCAATCATCTAGAGAATGGCAGAGCAGATGCCTTCGATGACATGATTGATCCTGATCTAGTTATCACAGGTGATGTAGAACCTAGAAAGGTAGGTGGTGCTACTCATTACTTCGTACCTGAAGGTGGTGATGTAAGACACTTAGTACCTGATACTACAGTACTTAATGCAGACTTCCAGATCCAAGAGTTAGAAGCTGCGATGGAGCTATACGCTAATGCCCCAAGGGAAGCCTTAGGTATTAGAAGCCCCGGAGAGAAGACAGCCTTTGAAGTTAACCTGTTAACCAATGCAGCTAACAGAGGGTTTGAATACCAGACAAGTATCTTCTCAGATTTCTTAGAGAAGATTGTAAATGCAGAACTGGAAGCTGCTGTAAACAACTTGAGTACTTCAGACATTGTATCGGTAATCGACAATGACTTAGGTATTGAAGAGTTTATAAGAATAACAAGGGAAGACCTAGTATCCAATGGTAAAGTAATACCAGTTGGTGCTAGAGAGTTTGCTAGAAAGTCTAGGCTATCACAACAGCTTGCTACTTTCTATCAAACAGGTTTAACAGATCCAGAGGTAGCTCAACACTTTCCAGCTAAGAAGATAGCTGAGATGTGGGCAGAGTTGCTAGACTTTGAAGATATCTTTGAACCTTATGGACGTATACCAGAAAGACTTGAAGCAGCATCTCTCCAAGCGACAGCCGAGAATATGCTTGCAGAGAGACAAATGATTGATCCAACAGGAATGTCTGAAGATGAAGTCATCCCAGAAGAGGGAGTTGAAGCTGGCGGAGTCGTTGGTTAGAAACAAAACTCCTGAACAAAGAACAAAGATAGAGGAGAGCTTTAAAGCCGCTCCCTCCTTCCTAAGAGCTTTAGCTGACAGGCTAGAAGCTAAGCTGGAAGAAAAGATTAAAGATTCAGAAAGTAGTAAACATTACCTAAGTCCTAACTGGTCTGAGTATCAAGCTGACAACAGAGGATACCGCAGATCACTTAGAGAAGTGCTTAATTTAATCGTAGAATATAAATAGGAATTACAATGACCGACTCTTTTGTGTCTGACCAAGACAACAATAAAGGAACAACTAGTTTTACACCAGAAGGTAGCCAAGACAATGGTACTTCAGCAGTGGATCAACTAGGAAATAAACTTCAACAACAGATTGATGTTATGCAGAAACGTATGGGCGATAAAGACACTCATATCACTGGCATAGAATCTGAGAACCAAACACTTCGAGAAAAGTTAGCCGACATCGAAGAGAAGGTTCAGTCTATGGGGACAGTTGAAGATGCTCTAACAAGGATGCGTGAAGCACAAGATAGTAATCAAGACACAACCCTTGATGAAGATATGCTCGTGAGCAAAGTGTTAGGCAAAATGGAAACGCGAACTCTAGAAGAGAAGCGTGAAGCTAACTTCATTGAAGTTGCTACTAAGCTTACTAATATGTACGGTGCTGATAAGGTAGACAGCCTTATTGATAAGGTTGCTCTTGAGAATGGATTGACCCGTTCTGATGTAGCTGACCTTGCCAAGAAAGCTCCTCAAGCTGTATATAAAATGTTAGGCATAGGCCACACTGCTACAACGGCTGTACCAACACACAGCACTCATGTCGGTTTTACTAATGAATCTCAAAACAAGGATCAGAAACTAGCAGACTTTGCTAAGATGCGTAAGGAAAACCCTGCGGATTTCTACAAACCTGCTGTTCAGAAACAGTTTAGAGAACTTTGTTTATCTTAATATAAGGGTAATTTAAAATGGCTATTGATCAAAGTTGGGGAAGCACCCATCTACAACGTAGCGAAATTTTTCGTCAAGAACTAAAGATGCGTCAGGAAGAACCTACCATTGCTCAAACATGGGTTAATTGGATTGGTGATATTCCAGGTGATAGCATCCGTACAACTCTAAGTGTTAACTCATTGTCTGCTCTAGAAGTAGATACTTGGGAAGAGTCTAAAGCTCTGCCTGAGCGTCGAATGGACACTGGTCAGTTTGACTTCAGCATTGATGAATTCAAAGGCTTGAAAGTTGCACTGACTGATCACTTCTTTGAAACTTCTTTCCAAGCTAATCAAGTCTTGGGTCAAGTTGTTCCAGAAATGAAACGTGCTCATGATGTCTACATGGAAACTAAGTTCCTACAGACTATCAATGAAGGTCAGACTCCTAATACTACTAACTCTATCAACAATGGTAGTCATCGTTTTGTAGCATCAGGCGATGGTGATGTTAATGGTTCTCCAGATGACTCTTTGACTTTATCAGACTTCTCTTATGCAGGTTATGCTCTTACTAAAGCAGCAGCTCCTGTACAGGGTCGTATTGCTATCGTTGATCCTATCACTGCACACAACTTGAATGTTAAAGGTAACATTGTTGATGTGTCTAACAACCCAATGTGGGAAGGTCTGATTACTACAGGTCATATGGATGGCACTGGTGTTCGATTCGTTCGCAACATCTATGGTTTCGACGTATATGTATCTGAGTTCTTGCCTACCTTGGCAGCTGATGAAGATGCCTTAAAGAACTATGATGGTATTACCGGGCCTCAATCAGCCAGTATCGCTGGTTTCAAAGCTAACTACTTCACAGTAATTAGTGGTGATAGTTCACCTGTTATCGGTGCAATGGGTCGTTCACCTAAGATGACTTCTTGGAGAGATGAAGACATTGAAACTGAATACCATCAGTTAACTCAGTCTTTCGGTTTTGGTTTGTATCGTCCAGAGAATGCTATCACTATTTTCACTGATCCAGCTGGCATCGCTTAATAGAAGGAATATAATATGACTCGTGCAAATACATGGTTAAACGAGGACGGTCTGAAAGTACCTTTCGGTACTTCTGATGGCGTTCAAGCTGAAGGTGCTGGTATTCATACTAAGGGTTCCCTTAAAGAATTGAAACTAGCTATCGACTTCTCCAATCTTCCCACCAGTGGTACAGCTGTAGAAGGTGATAATGTAGGTATCCCAGCGGGTGCTGCTATTATCTCCTCAGTCTATACTCCTAGTGTTACCTTCTCTCACGCTGTAGAGATTGGCACTATGAATGCTGCTGGTACTGCTGTTACTAAGGATGGTCTACATGCTACATCTACCTTAGCAACTGGTACAACTAATGTTGGCGGTGGTGCTGATATTGGTGATGTACTCACAGTAGCTCTCTACATTACTGTAGAAGAGACTACAACTACACCTACTGCTGGTGCTGGTGAGTTGGTTGTTACATACTCTATCTAATATATAGAGTAATCCTAAAAGGGGAGGCGGAGAACTACTCCCCTTCCCTTTTTTTATTTATAGGATAAGAATCCAAAATGGCAGAACATAATATATTATCTGGATCTCAGTTACATGAGCCCAAACATTTTGCAGAAGCTGTTGCTGATGACGCAGGTAAAGTCCTAACCCCTTCTGATGTAGATGGTGTTAGTGAATTAAGGAATTTAACTACTGAAGAAGTAGGTA